TCGCTAATGATCTTCCATTTTTGGGTTTCTTTTGTGTAGTAGATCGGGTTGATATTTTTTACCCTGATTCCGTCCGACTCATAGATGTTGCCTGTATAGTTCCGCTCATATCCTTTCTTTTCAACATCAAAAGTAGTCTTGCTTACTAGGTCAAAATTAAAGAAATCAAAAGCCCCGTATTTGTTTAGGTAAGCCAATCGCATAGGGTCAAATTTACCGCAGCTTTGAATGTAGATTGTAGCAAACTTTGCCCGCCTTGCTGATCCGTTATTCCAATTAGCAAAGACTTGGATATTGTCGATGCTTCCCCCATAGGTCAAGGGAGTGATCTGAATGTAAGTCACGCTCGGAGTAGCAACCGCAGCAGGAGTAATGTAGTAGGTCGATGTAGTAGCGTTTGCATAGGTGACTAGCAGTTCGTTATTAGTCAAAAGCCCTGTGTTTAGAAACCCGAATATAGTCGCATCGGTTTCCCTAGCCTTGATCGTAGTCCATTCGCTTAGTGGTAGGTAGTTTGTATTGCTTACCCCATTGTATTTGCTTAGATCGGTAGCGAATCCGCTTTCTTCTAGCAAAGGCAAAGAAGCAGCCAAAGCATACTTGGTAGTACTTACCACCTCGGAAGCTGAGACAATCTCAAAAACCCCCGCAACCTCATAGTATTCATAGCACTTAAGATAGAAGCCTTTGATTATGTTGGTGTTGCTTGCTGAAGTTGCGACCTGATAGAATCCGCTTGAATAAGTAAAGTTAACAGATACAAATTTGCTCACATCAAACTCAACCGAATCCGCAGGGTTAGCCGGGGAATCATAGAACGCCTGAGTGATTAACTCGTTTGCAATATTGTAAACCTTTACCACATATTTGAAGCCTGATAGGTTTGCGTTTGTGCTGCTTATCGTATAGTTAATCCGATTGAATGCAGGCAGGATGCTATTGGTAGGTTGTACTAGGGTTATCATTTGCTTATTCTTAAAGTTAGTGAGTCTGCTCCAATGGATTGAATGTCGATGTTGAATTCAGGTGTTGCTTCGTCTATTGATTTCTTTACAAACATTTTGCCTTCAATACCATATTTTTTGATGTAGTAGGCTAATCGCTTTGCGCTAGTTGAAATTTGTGGAAGCATTTTTCTGCCTTTCACATCTTCGTCCCCTGCTTCAATTCTTAGATTAGTTGCTTCAATCTCCATGTTCTTGCGCTTCATCCATCCTTGCAATTCTGTTAATGCTTTCAAAGGCATAAAGTAGTTTTCAAATTGATAGTATTCGCCTTTTGCGTTTGGATAGGTCTTCTTGTTTTTAATGTCATGCTGAACACCCCTTACACCCTTATCTTGAAAATCATAATAATCAGCACCTACGCTTATTTCTAATCTGTAACCCGTCTTAGTTTCTTTTATTGCCAAAACGTCATAAGACGAATTTAGCCTGCCCTGATCATTCGGCGAATACTTTTCTAAATTAAGTACAATATTTGCACCTAGCTTAAGCATGGCCTCCTTCACATTAGTGACAACCATATTCTCTACATCTAGGATGTACTCGCTACCTTTGAGTTCCCTACCCCCTGCACCTACTTTGAAAACTGCGTCTACTTTAGCTTGGTTTGCAACGACCATTTTTTATATTCGTTATCTTTGTGTTTGTTATAATCCTTTAAATAAGCCAATGTGTTCAAGTACTCGATCACATTCAGATCGTAGGTTTGATTTACCGTTATATTGCTGAAGTCTGCGACCTGTTTAGTGCTAAATACCCACCCCCAACGCTCCATAAACGGGCTGCCTTCTCCGCCAGCTCCTTGTTCTGAATTGAGGAGGTTATGGTACTGCTTATTAATTCGTTGAATAGTTGACAAAAAAAAAGCATACACCCGTAAACCTCCAAGAACTTTGCCCCTAGCAAGTCATCTGCTACCCTATCATGAGGCACAACCCCATATCCTTGGTATCTCTTGCCCTTCATAGGTAGAAAGAAGCAGGCAGCGATCTTGTTAAGCTGCATGATCTCACCGCTAAAGGCTAGGATATCTATGTACTGCCCCGCTGTGATTTCGTTTACTTCATAGCAGAACTTGTACTTATTATCCCCTACCTGAAGAAAGTCTACAGGCTTGGTCTCTGGCAGGTTGTCAAAGAAAGATAGCTTTTCGCCGTACTCTTTTATCAAGTCCCTGTACTTGTAGTCATCGTAATCTCGCTCATTTTTACCCTCGATCACTGCTAGCATTTTCTGCTGCTTTTCGATTATGTTTAAATTTGCGTTCACCTCGATATCGTACAAGGTTATGAATTGACCAACAGTTAATTTGTCCCACATGGCTTTAAATATATTTTATTGGTTTGATGTTTTTATCTGAAGGAGTAACGGCCCAAATGGCTCTTGGATATTTTGTTCACTACCGAATAGCGCAGGGCATCAAGTGCGTGATTGAAATTATCTACAGGCTTGTTGGTCATCTGCCCGTTTTTATCTTCGATGTATTTGTAGTTCCTGAGTTCCTTAATCAGGTTGAAACTGCTTTCGGTTGCAATCAGCTTATATCTACGGATTATGTCAATGCCTATGTTAATAGATCCTTTGATGGTAGGCTTTACGTTCCATCCCATCCTGTAGATTTCTTCTATACTTTTCGGCTCTGCTGAATCGGCATAGATTTCATTACTGCGATCTAGTCCAAGTACCTTCATTTCGTTTGCTATGTCCTGATTGGTCATGCCTGTTCGGTATAGCAATTCATCGACATACATATTGTCACCAAGAATGTAGGTTCTCACTAAGCTAGTAGGATCACTTGAGTAACCAAAGTCAAGCCCGTAGCTTACTAGCTTTGCCTCCTTTGGGATTTCTTTTGTAGTTGAGAAAGTATATACTAGGGATCTAGCTTGACCACGTTCTCCTAGGCCGTACACCCTCCAATAGTTTTCGTCTATCCCTCTAAGCCTTTCAATTTCTTCTTTGATGACATCGCCTAAAAATGGGTTATCCTTATAGGTAGTCTGAAAGAAGTCAACATCAGCCCTCGGTAGTACCTGATCGTAAATCCAATGGAATTCCTCAGATGGGTTATAGTCCAAAATAACTTTCTCGTTGGTTCTGAAAAGTAGCTGCGTCCAATCCTCTTGCGTTAATTCGTTTGCTTCGTTTGCGAAAAGTAAGTCACGCTTTCTACCCCTGATTTTTTGAGGCATATCCAAAGAAATAAACTCTATCGTGTTTTCGTTTAGCTTATATTCGTTATTGCTCTTGCTGTGGTAGTCTTCAGAGTAGATGTCATGATCCTTAAGAATCTGAAAAAAGTCACGCATCACAGTACCCCTCAAAGCAGGAAAAGACTTGCGGCAGATTGTGATTATCTTACCCTCGTTCCTCTGGCAGTAAGCAAAGATAATCCAAAGCAGGATGTTAAAAGTTTTGCCTGATCTAGTACCCCCCTGCTGCACTACTATCTTTGCCGTGCTTTCTTCTAGGTGCCTGAATACTTTGTTTGTTTTAAGTTTAATCTGCGCCATCTATAATGGTCACTTCGAAAAGTTTCTTCCCATCTGCTCCGGTGACTTCCTGCCTTTCTACATAGCCTCTGGATTTGCCCTGAGTTTTAAGAAAGAAAATAATGGCAGTAGTATCCCCGCCATCAATCTTCTGATCTAGCTTACTTTCGACAAAATCTAGCCTGGTATTCCTGCCTTCGATTACAGCCTGTTCTAAGCCCTCCTGCTCGATCCATTTGTACAGGGTTACTCTATCTACCTGCAAAGATCTTGCAGCCGTAGAAAGGTTGCCAAATGCCTTCACGATGGCTTTCTCTATTACAGATGTGTCAGGCTTTTTCATAGTGTTGACTTTTGATAATTATAATGCAATTTCTTTGCTTAAGATTTCAAGTTTTAAAGTCCTTTGTTTATCTGCTGACTCAAATGCTTTTAGTTTACTTTTTTGATTTTTGTTGTAAGTATAACAAAATCCATCTTCATCAAACTTGAAGCCATCTTTGGTTCCAATTTTACAGATCATAATTTTGAAAGCCATTGTAAGTAAATTTGATTTGCTATCTGCGCTGTCATTACAGGAGGCACACTCATTCCTATTAAATATTTAGGATCTATATTTTTAAATTTGTAATCAAGAGGATAAGTTCCGCATTGAATTATACATTCATCACTTATTCTATTAGGATGTTCATAATGAATTATAGCTGCTCCACCAGTTGCTGTTATTGTAGGTATTACTTCTAATGGAGAACATTTATAAGAATTAAAAAAACTTCCTATTGGATGATTGTAAGATAAACTTTTGCCTTTTGGAGTTATATCCCACCACTTTTTATATGCTTCTGATATTTTAATTCCTAATACATTTTTTGTAATTTTTTCAACTTCTCCAAATGTAATTGCAGTTTCATTAAACTCTAATTTTAATTTTGGGAAAGCAAACTCTTTTTTATGTCCAATGAAAAATACACGTTCTCTTTTCTGTGGTACTCCCATTGATGCAGCATTAAGGCAAAACACTTGGACAGTATATCCAGCATCATTCATTTTTTTTACTATGTTTTTTGAATACACTTTTGCGTTCCCTTGAATTATGCCTTTAACATTTTCAAGCAAAAATACTTTTGGCTGAAGCTTTATTATTGTATCGCAATAAACAAAAACTAAATCATCCAGACTTTGCTTTGCTTGACCCTCTCTAAATACTTTTTCTTTTCCCCAAGCTTTTTCCCTTGATCCAGCCATTGAAAAAGTTGAGCATGGAGGCGATCCATCTAATATGTCAAGTTGATATAATTCTTTTGGTAAATCAGTACGATTGTTAAATTCTCTTATATCTTGATTAAATAAAAACTTTGGATTATGATTTGTTTTGTAAACATCAGCAATAGGTGGATCTATTTCAACCCCTCCTAAATGATTAAAGCCTGCTAACTTATAACCCATTGTCGAGCCTCCACCACAAATAAAAGTGCCAAATACATTTAATTGATTGCTAGGCGGGTATCCATCTGCTAAATACCATTTATATGGGAAAAGGTGTTTATTCATTTCCTAATAATTTCCAAACTGCCTGCTCTGGAGTATCTGCAATTTTACTAAGCTGATCCCTTACTTGCAAATAATCATTTTCAGTATATTCTAATTTAATAATCATTTTATCAGTATAATCATCAACATCAATTTCTTGATTTTTATCTGAATAATCTGGAGTATCTTGCCAACTTGGTACATCAAGCCCCCATTCTTCAAGTAGTTCAGGCTCCCATTCGTTTGCAAGCATATCCCAATCCCATTCACCGAAGCCTACATTATCCTTAATATAAACTGCTTTTGTTCATCTTCTGTAAGATCATCAGCAAAGATGATTGGCACTTCTTTAAGACCTGCTTCCTTGCAAGCCTTTAGCCTCATGTTACCCCCTAGCACTATCATGTCAGCATTGACCACTATAGGCCT